GTTCTGATAAGACCACTTGAGGGAACAAGAACACCGCCTTTTTTTCGTCTTCTACCTTGTCCTGTAATAGCCGATTTTAAAGCATCTTTGGCGTAATCAGTTGCGACATCCTTCGCAATCGGTAAAATAAATTCACCTACCGGTTGAACGACACTCGTAAATCCTTGTTTAAAGCCTTTTCCGAAATCATCCCAAAAACTGCCTCCCAACATATCGGGTTGAGAACTTCCTAAATGTCCCACAGACAAAGAACTCGGGTAATCATATTCGGTAGAAGCCGGTAGAACAAAATTTCGCATTCTTTTGCCTCCAAACATTGTCGGTTGCGGTAATCCTCCAATTATTCCCTCTTGATAATCTGCTAAAAGTTTTCGGGCTATAAAGTCGTTGTATTCCTGTATTTGCTCAATTCCACCAATCATTTTATATATACTAATTATATTATTTTTTTCAAAAATATAATTAATTCTAAAACTTATTTAATTAAATTTTAATGTAATTTCTCGTAATTTTTAAAGAAATCTAAAAAATCTATTTACGCGAGATGTTTAGCCAATTTTGATTTAGATTTCTGACCGCCAGAAATAGCACCGCCAGACATTACGCCACCAGAAGTAACCCCACCAGAAGTAACGCCTCCAGAAGTAACGCCTCCAGTCATTGATTTCATCATTTCTTTAATCTGCGAAGGAAGACCGCCCGAAAGTTTTTTAACCATATCTAAAACATTCCCCATCCCAAGATTACCCATTTGACCACCCACTAAGCGCTGATATTGAGTAGAAGAAAGCGCACTTTGAGGGTTCTGTTCTTTTGTTCGTAAAACCTGTTCCTTGGTTAGAATGCCCGTAAATATTTGACTTGTGCCTTGCTGGGTTGCGAAAATTCCACTATTCATTGTGACAATACAGACTTCCGGTTGGGGTATAGCAAAATCATACTGATTAGTAACTTGAAGGTTAAACTGAAATTGATACTGACCAAGAGAAGACGCTGACAAATAAGAAGGCAATGAAAAATCATATACGGGAGATAGAACAAGCAACGCGCCCGTAGTTGGGATAGGAGTGACGGTTCCGGTTGCGTTGTCATTAAAATCTGCGACACCTCTGAATTCGTGAAACGATTGAGAACTTCCATTTCTGTAAGAAATATCATATAAATCCTGTTGAGTAGCCGTAGAAAGAAGACCTGAAGCGTTGTTAAAATTTACGCTAATTCCATTAATAGACAAAAAAGAACTTGTATAATTCCAGTTCTGCGAAGACATCGGCACCCGAGCGGTAATCAATATTAAATCCGGAATTTGATTAAGTTGAAGCGATTGAGATGTAAGCGTTTGAGTAGCACCCGGGGCGATGGTAGTCCCTGAGGCGAATGTAGTCAAATAACGGGGATAATCCATATACGAAACAACATTTTTCGTTGAAATCTTGGCGTATTGTTCTGGTTGTAGAGACAAGAAATTAAAAAGCAATCTTGTATTTGCGAACCCTACGGCTTGAGAAGCCCCACCGTTAGGAGCATCTGCCCAACCGAGATTTATAGCGCTAATATAACCTTCTAATCCTGTTCCGGCACCAATAACGGAATTATTTGCTGTTGAGAATAGACGACGACAAGATGAATCAACATTCAGAACCATACTCATATTATTCACACCGACCAAACCAGCGCTTGTATTAGGAAGGCAATTAATAAAAGGACTTAAAGCGAGGAATGGTTCAGTGAGAGTAACTCTAATAAAAATTTTCCAAGTATTGGTTACGGCACTTGTAGATATTGGCGAATTGTCTGTAAAAACACCATTTACATATCTGTCAATCTGAATAAAATCTAATTTGAAAGCACCTCTTGGGGTAAGGTCTGTATCGTAACACATATTATTATAACTTGCTAAAGGGTTCGCATTTGTTCCTGTTGAATTCTTATATTCACCAAAAGCACAATCTGGGTAAGATGGGGTCATTGAGTTATATCTGCTTAATACTTCCGATGTGTTCATTCTCATCAACATTGGGAGAACATCCTGTAAATTGGTAGATACTGAAACATTGTTAATTGTTGCTTGAGTAGTCGTAAAGAGAGAATTCAAAGGGAAGGCTTGGAGACTGTCAGTAAGTCCATATTGAAACACTTTTTCACCGACTGGGACGGGATAAGAAGCACCACCTGCCGAAATTTCAAAAGACAACTGAGAAGATAAAAGCAAATGTCGGTCAATAACAATATTTTCACTTGGAATTTGAACATTGAAAACGATAGAAGAGTTACTCGTAGAAACGGCTTGAAATTGTTGAAAAGTTGATTGCGAAGCACCAGATAGAACACCGAAGCCTTCGGTAGAAGTAATATCGGCAATACGGGCGTCTTCAATTAATACAGTTCGGAAGTCACTCATTTTATATAATACTCTAACATTTTAATTTTTTAAATTAAAATATTAATTCGCTAAAGAAATAATTTCTTCTAAATATTTTCTTTTTGAAATACTTAAGTTGAACTTCCACCGGTTCCTTTTCTGGTAAAAAGTATTTTAATCGTTGCCGTTGAACCGGAACTTAATTTAAATGGTTGTAATACCCCAGTTCTGGATTTCCAATAAACATTTAAATCCAAATTATAAATTGGAGTATTTCCTACTAAATTAATTAATCTATATTGAGCGGATGGTATATAAACGATATTTGGTTTATAAATTCCTGTATCACTTACGAAATCGGTTACAACTTGGCTAATATTACTATTATTTCCACCATTGTTATATACTGCCCCATTCAGAAATACTAAAGGAGCGGAAATATTAGAAGGAACAATAGGCAATGTATTAGAAGTGAAAACAATAGATGTAATAGGTGTCCAAAGGGCAAGTGTTGAATACTCTTGAACAATTTGTAAGGCTTGGTATTGAGAAATGGCTGGAGCAGTCGGAGGAAAATAAACAATATTAGCACCTCCAAAGCCATCCATTATCAACTGAATATTTTTCCCAAATAATATGTTTTCTGCCCCCTTTACAATGATGGGAAAACTGCTAAATATTTGATATAAGGCACTATTCATATAAATCTCTATAGGATTCGCTAAAGAATTATCATATCCGGCTACATCTGCCGTTAAAATACTAATATTTTGAACTGTATCCCAAGAAAGACTTGGTGCGTGAGTAGTAGGCATCGTCCCACCTGCTAAAACAACTTGAGCCGTTAAAGCATTAAAGCAAGTAATAAATGTTTGATTAATCAATTGAATCCAGTATTGATATGAAAGTATTTCGTAATATCCTGTTTGATTATTCTGTAGTCCATCATTGGTTTGACTTGGCGGTGCTGGTATTACTACATCTTGAATTTGAGGACTGAATATAACAAAAGTTTGTTGATTAAAATCACCTGCTATTGGGTCAGTATAAGAAAGAGTAACTGAATATATGGTTAAATCTCTATTACCTTGATTTGGTTGAATAACTGGAATAAAAACCGGTAATGTCGGAGTGTCTAAAGTAAAGCGAATAATACTTAAATAATAACTCTCGGGGTCATACACGAAAGGGATATTTCTCGTTTCATTGAAATAAAGTGTTGGCGGGTTTTGGTCTATAGTTTCTAAATTTGTAATTACCACATCGTAATAAACATTATCGCCAGTGTCCTGATATGTAAAACTCATTTATATTATACTTATATAAAAAAATCTAAATCCATTTACTAAATGAAATAAAAATAAATAGAGGTTGGAATACTTATACAATATGTTAAATAATGAAAACGAATAAATCTAAATAGCGCTATAAAGAAATCTAATGACAAATAAAGAAAAATCTAATGCTTTAATGAAGAAATCTAATATTGTATTGATTTCTGTAAGTAATAATTTTAAAATTATTACTAAAACAAATCTATTTTTGTTTAGATTTCTGTTTTTTCTTTTTATTTTCATTTAGATTTATTTAGATTTCTCTATTTTCTCATCATTTGTTGTTATTTTGATTTCTTCAGAAATAAATCTAATTGATGATGATTGAGATGATTTATAACCATTCGGTTTTACTTCTTGTGTAAGTAAAGAGACACTCTTATAATTATCTTTATAAGGAACTTTGACTATATCCATTTACTTTATAGAGAGAAAAATATATTTAACCACTCAATCTAAAAGCAGTTATTACTGCTGACCCTGATGGATTACTTCCACCCCCCGAAAAAAACATTTCAGTATTTAAAGTATATGTATCATTAACGGGAACATTTAAAAAAGATGAAATTGTATATAGTCCTTCCGCAACTGGATATGACCCCCCACCAGTTGCGTTTAAAATAAGAGTGCTAAAATAATTTTTTATAAAGGTTGCTCCTTCAAATACACTTAAAGTAGATAAAACTTGTAAAACCGAGGTTGTAGCGTTTGTATTTGGTTTAAAAACGATTTCTTGGGTTATTGCGTAAAATCCTTCATCTAAAACTAAATTGTTTGAAATAGATTCTGTCCCTCCGGATGGTATAACTGTCGGGATTGCGTAAGCGCCAGATGTAAAAGTATCACCAACTCCTCCGTCTTGGACTAATTGAATATATCCGTCAGCGTCTGTTGTAATACTACAATTCAAAAATGTAGTGCTTACTGCTTGGGGATAAATATTATCTGCCGTAATTATTCCGGTATTATCAAAAGTTCCATCATTTTCTAATCCTGATGGCGTATTTTCTAAAGTAGGATAAAGAGTTCCGATTTGTCCATATAATGGATTACTTATATATGACATTTTATATAATAACTAAATATTTTATTTTCAGTTATTATATTACTTATTTTTAATTATTTCTAAATCTGAAATCGGAATAAATAAATGTATTTTTTCATCTGTTTCTATTTTGGCTCTTGAAAACATTTGTCTCTCGTATTTAGCGAAGCGTTCCTCATTATATTCAATGACGGCTAAACAATCCGTAAAATTAAAAACAAAAATCATTTTTTTATTTCCTGATACTTTATTCGCGGTAATCATCGTCGTAGGATATTTTCTTAATGTGTTTGTTCTACTTTTTACTTCGTAATTATATTCATCATCAAAAAAATCAAATTTTGCGTAGCGCTCTTCGTAAGGTTGAATATTTCTTTTGAAATGTTCGCTTAACATCGGTAATATTAAAGCCTCTTCTGTCTTCCCAAACTGATATGATTGAGTATAATGAACCATTTATTCCTAAATTATACAAAGAAAAAATCTAAAAGAAATCTAACGAATAATTTTATTTTGGTTTTTTTTAATCAAAATGTTTTTTTGAATCAAAATATAATATTGATTTAGTGTATAGATGTCTAAACTCGGAAAGGAGAAGCAAATGAATTATTATAAAGGAATGTTGGAGAAAATGATTGATGATACAGATATTACCCGATGGCTTGGTGATGAAGCAAAAAATAAAATTGTTAAATATAGTGAATTGAAAAATTATAGAACGATTAACGATTTATTACCTGAAGCAACAGATTACAGAATTATTTTAACCGAAAGTAAGCCGAACTGTGGTCATTGGTGTTGTGTTCTGAAATATAAAGATATTTTAGAATGGTTTGACAGTTACGGAGTAAAGCCTGATGGAGAATTTAAATATATTCCTAAAATAATGAGAAAAATGTTAGGGCAAGAAGGGAATATTCTCTCTAAACTATTAACCAAAACTAAAAATTCTAATCAAAAAGTATATTATAACAAAAAAAGATTACAAAGCGGGGCTGATGGTGTAAATACTTGTGGTCGTTGGTGTTTAGCGAGAATTTTATCAATGCGAGTCGGCTACGAGTTAGATGATTTCATTGACAAGGTAGATGAAAAAAGCGAAGAAACCGGAAAACCGCCCGATATATTAGCCTGTGATTGGATTACTTAAAGTATTTTTGTCAATCGTAAAAAACCAAGATTTGCGGGGACGGAAATCGCCGTTCCGGTATAATCGGCAAATAAATAAAATGATAAAGTTGTAGCCGTCGGTGTATTGACATTAAAATTAATTGGAACACTTATATAATTTTGGTTTGCGTCGGGTAATGTTACATCTGTTAAAACTTGACTTCTTACTACAATAGTGCCGTCGGCTGTTAATATTAAAACAGTAAAACGGGCTATATCTGTCGTTGCGCCTCCTGTAAAAACGGTTTCAAAAGAACCCGAATAACAACCAAAGGGTAGAATTTGAGTAAAAACTAATGTATTCACTCCATCGGGGATGGCGGTTGTAACGGCTGGTAATTGTGAAAGAGAATAACTTCCAAGCGCTCCGTTTTTTGGCTGTGTTATTAAGTAATTAGAAGAAACACTCATTTATAATATAACCAAATATTTTATTTCATTCAATCTAAATATATTAAAATACTTTTGTAAAGCGAAGAACTCCTCCATTTGCCGGAACAGTAATAGCGCTTCCTGTGTAGTCAATTGTTAAAGAAAATTCAAGTTCAATAGGGTTCCCTGATGTAACATTAAAAGGAAGATTTATAAGAAATACGGGTTCGGATTGTAAAATAATTCCAAGTGAGTATTGAGTTACTACATACGGCGCGCCATCTTTATCAATACTTAATGTTAAAAGAGAAATATCTGATGTAGCACCGCCTTGGATGGCTATTTGTAATGAACCCATCCATCCGCCGGATGGAATAGATGGGGCAAATAGCACTATTTGACTTGCGTCTGGTATTGCGGTTAATGGAGTTGTTCCAGTAAAAGATGCTCCTACATTTCCAAAAGGTGTAATATTAGAGGTATAATTAGATGCGACACTCATTTATAATATACAATTATATTTTAATTTTCATTTATTTCTAAATATTTATTCTAAAGTAATCTCGCAATTAGAGAGAACTACATTTTCCGGAATACCTGCTCCATCTAATTTTACATATTGGTTTTGAATTGTATTAGCGCTGGTTCCCATTAAAGTCGCGTCTTTATCTAATTCGCTCACTTTATCGGCGTATTTATCAGTTAAATAAATATTTCTCAAAAGTGAAACCCCGATTCTCTTCCCGAATATTTTATTAAGTATTCGTGTAATCGCATTAATACTTTCAAATGGTTCGCCTTGATAATCTACTAAAAAGGGAATTGCTCCCGATTTCTTCTTTAGTTCTGATTTTAAAGGTTGAACAGTAAGATATTTTTTTATTACTTCTTCCATTTCCGGACTTGCTTTTTGTTCTTGGGTCTTATATGTTCCCTTTGTTTTATAATTATTAAAATACCAAGTAGCGCTAGGTAAATCGTAATAATTAAATTTCTTGTCCATTTCCGGATTATATTTATTTACTACAACGGCGTGTTGATAATCCAAATTTCGCCTCGGTGGTTGTAATGTATAAAGAGAGAGAACAACCCAAGATAAAACGGCGTCATATTCACTTTGCGTTAATTTCTTCTTCTCTAAAAAAGGCTTGACTTCATCCGTTAGAGAAGAATATATTTTTTTTACTTCATCTTGCGTAATCCAATTTTCCTTTTGGCTTTCACTTTTTATATTATTCGTTTGTAGAACTTTGTTATATTCTTCTAAAATAGTGTAATACTTATCATACAATTTCTTATTTTTTGGGTCGTGTTTCAGAAGTGTAACAATGGAAATTAAATATGTTCTTCTTGTATTTGGTTTATAATGTTCTATTTTTTTAAGGGTTTCTTCTACATTCTTCAAAAATGTAAATGATTTCGGGAAATCTCCGCCATTTAATCGCCGAAGATTATTGAAATAAAGTTTTAAAGAACTTTCAGTTATACTTTTTGATTTCAAAGTATCAAATAGTTTATTATTTTCCATTCGTTATAAATAAGTATTAGATTTTATTTTTCCTAAATAAAATGTAATTATTTTTATTTTGATTTATTTTTTTTTGATTTGGTTTTTTTTTGATTTGGTTTTTTAATCATCTTCTTCATCCGTAATGTGAAAATTATAATTTCCATTACTGTTTTGAGTCGGGGGTTGATTTGGTTTTGGTTCAAATGTCGGTATAAAATCATCTTCAATTTGAGTAATATATCTATAATATGGTTCATCTACATTAAATAAATGTTTTTTCAATTCCAAAGTTGAGGGGAATAAATATTTATTACCCGAACTACCTCGGTGTTTGAATGCTTCAATATATCTTTTAGAATGTTTTGTAAATTCTTGAATTGTAAAATTCGCACTACAAAAATGTTTTTTCGCCCATTCTTGAATAATCTCATATAATTTTGTAGCGGTATATTTTGTATTTGATAAATCCTTCGTAGATTTATATAA